GCCCGCCTCGCGCTCCACTACGCCAACCTGCGTCTCAAAAAAGCCGCCTGATGCAAACCGCCAAGCAAACACTAGATGCCGCGTCATCCGCCGTCTGCGGATCACGCAACGAGGACTACGGCTCGCCTGCGGATGACTTCGCAACGCAGGCCGAGATGTTCTCCAGCTACCTGTCGCGCACTAACGGCGCGCAGGTCTTGGTCACGGCATCCGACATCGCCGCGCTGATGATCTTGGTAAAGATCGCCCGCCAAGCGCACTGCCACAAAGCGGACAACTGGATCGATGTCGCCGGATACGCCGCGTGCGGTGCCGAGTGCGATGCCAGACAAGCCGACCTCGCCTAATGCCCCGCAGAAAATACATAGCAATCATTCGCCGGAAGTTGGGCCGCGAGAAAGCGGACGGCTTAACTCTCGGCGATGGTCGCGTGTATATCGACCCGCGGCAGAGCGGCATCGATGAGATGGACACAATCATACACGAGCTGTTGCACGACTGTTTCCCCCACCTTAGCGAAGAAGCTGTCGCCGAAGCCGCTGGCACAATGTCCCGCAGCCTCTGGCGCGATAAATGGAGGCGCGTGATCGAATGACCGCCGCCGGCTACACCCTCATCGGCCTCGCCTTGGGCGTAGTGCTCGGCGCCTTGGCTTCCTACGGCGCCATGTTTGCCTGGGCCATCCGCTGCGGCAAGGAGGAGGACGCGGAATGACCTTCACCCCGCTCGTCATCACGACCATCTGCTACGCCATCACTGCGGTGGGCTTTTGGCGCGAAGGAAACGCCGGTCTCGCTGTGGCTTTTGCCGGATACAGTTTTGCCAATTTTGGCTTCCTCTACATCTGCGTGAACGGACAGCCCTGACCTTATGACTAAGCCCCGCGACATGTACGACCTGACGAGTCATCCGACCGACACGCCAGAAATTAAGGCCAAGCTCAAGCAGGCTATCAAACTTTACAACGAAGTCGGCCGCGACCGCGCCAGCAACAATTTGCCCGCCCTCGCCGCCGCCTTCGCCGCGCGCAAGCGCAAACAATCCAAATGACTTTCAAGTTGCAGGCTCAAGCGGGTTCTCGCCGGCGTTCATGTGGTGTGACGCCGCGGACCATCTCCGGGATGCCCAGCTCCACCGAGCGAGACGAGTGGGGCGCCTGCACATCTTTTGGCAGGGTGCTGAAAGCGGCAGACATAACATCTGTGCGGCCAGGTTCAGCTCAATGTGGTATCGCCCAGCCCTGCCTCACTTTGTCCGGGCAGCGCAGCAACACGGATGAGCGCTACATCGGGAGACGGAGGTTCGGCCTCAGTCCGAGAACGGTGGGCGCCACATCGAGGTCGGGAGACGCAAATGGATAGTTGGGTAATGCCTCGAAATTTGCGTCGCAACCTTGGCAACCCGTGCGCTGAAAAGGTGCTGCAGCACCGTCCCCGGCAAAACAATGTCTCTGAACCGGCTTTAGTTGCCGGTGTAGGAGGCCACTGGCAGGGAACGCTAACCATCACCGGCTCCAATGTGCGTCTGGGCGCTGAAATGCCGGTGGCCCTGTCTTCTTTTTGCAAATGAGCACTCCGCTTCAGCCAATCAACTACATGCAACAGCGCGACCTCACTCCGTCTGAGTGGTGGGAGCTTTACAAGAAAACAAAAATGGATGGCGAGGCATCTGTGCGCGAGTGCGAGCTTGAAATTAAGGACTTAACAATTCGCGCACAAAAGGCAGAACGCGAGCGCGATGAAGCCAACGCGCAGATGTGCCAAGCCATCGGCCATCTAAGCGACATTGCCCAAACCTGCCAAGACTGGCTCGACAGCATCATCCAAGAGCCGGCGGTAGATTTTATTAAGGCGATCCGCGATTGGGCGAAGAGAAAGGTGGAGGGAAAATGATCCACGAGTTCGCCCGCCCCGTTGCCGTCAAGACCCCGCTCGGTCTTGGCTCGGTGTGGTATGTGGAGTCGCAGGGCGCCTATTTCAACAACATCTACGCCGTGATCCTCGAGGACACCGGCGAGACGCGCTACATGCGCAGCGATCAGTTCGTCGTTTTGGAGAATCCCACGATGGACATCAAGAATTTGGGCGCTGGCACGGCTTAACAAAATCGGCCCTGGGGAGGGTCCGAGCGTCAACCAGCCAGCGCCCATTTTATTTCCGTGAACGAGCACGCACAACGCTTCAAGCCCACACCACACCCAGTCATGCAGGTCGATCTCGACTTGCTTGAGAAACTGGGACCGGACGAAGGCTGGAAATATCTCAAAACACGCGAAGAGCTGATCGCCCGCGAGGCATCAGACCCGTTCCGCTATGGCTACATCCCGCCGGTGTGGAAGCGCGCGTCCGAGCTGCTGGAAAAGCACCGCGAGATCCTCGTCATGGGCGGAAACCGCAGCGGAAAGACCGAATGGGCGGCGAAAGAGGTCATCAAGACGCTCTACAGCAAGCCCGGGGCAGTCGTCTGGTGCTTCCAAACCACAGCACCCAACTCCATTGAGTTGCAGCAACCCAGAATTTGGAAATATATGCCGCCGGAATGGCGCAATGCCCGCAAATCGCAGGTCGTTAATATAACGTACAGCGTTAAGGGTGGTTTTACAGAATCCAAGTTCGTGACACCGTCAGGCGGAAGCATTTGCATCTTCCGCAACTACGCGCAAGACCCGAGCACGATTGAGGGCGGCGAAATTGACTTCGCATGGTGCGATGAGCTGGTCCCGCTTGATGTCCTCGAAACCCTTCGCTTCCGCCTCATAGACCGAAACGGCAAGTTGGCCGTCACCTTTACCCCGGTGCAAGGCTGGTCGCCGACTGTTGCTGACTACCTAAGCGGCGCCAAGACCATCACCGATACCGACGCCGAGCTGCTCCCGCTCAAAAACGACAAAGGCGAGATCTCCGGCTACGACAAAGTGCCCATTGAGCAGATCAATCCCAAGGGCCGCCCGATCCTCTACTTCCACACCCAAAGCAATCCCTGGGCCGGCTGGTCGCGGATGAAGAAGGAGCTGCAATCCGAGACGAAGGAAAAAATCCTCTGCCGCGCTTACGGCGTCCCGACCAAAGCCATCAGCGGCCGCTTCCCCTTGTTCAATCCCAAGGTCCACGTCATCCGCCACAGCGATGTCCCGCAAGGCACCCGCTACCACTGGGTCGATCCAGCGAGCGGCAAGAACTGGGCCATGATCTGGACTGTTCATGACACCGCTGGCCGCATTGTGGTGCATCGTGAATGGCCAAACCAAACGTCATACATCGAGGGCATCGGTTATGCCGGCGAGTGGGCACTCCCCGATGGCAAAAAGCTCGACGGCAAGCCCGGACCCGCGCAGCAGGACTTCGGCTTCGGCTTAGAGCGCTACAAAGACGAAATCCTCCGCGTCGAAGGCGGCGAGGAAATCTTTGAGAGATGGATGGATTCGCGCTACGGCAATGCCCGCACGCTCGGCAAGGAATCCCCAACGACCCTCATCGACGAGATGGCCGACCTCGGCATGCTCTTCACCGCAACTCCGGGCGATTCCATCGACGAAGGCGTCAGCATGATTAACGATGCCCTGTCATACAACCCCGAGAAGCCGGTGGACGCGCGCAACCAGCCGAAGCTCTACATCAGCGAGAGCTGCAAAAATGTCATCTACGCCCTACAAACTTACACTGCGGCTGACGGTAAAAAGGGAGCAACCAAAGACTTCATCGATTTGCTTCGTTACGTTTGCCTCTCCGATGCCATCAACGTCGAAGGCGACATCCTGCGATCAACCGGAGGAGGTAGCTACTGATGACCATGTCGCCGCCATCCCCGCCCAGCCGCCTTCGCCCCGGACGCCGCGGCAGTGACATCCCGCGCTGCGGCATCTGCGCAAAGCCACTTCGCATCCAAGACATCCACGGCCACGACGCCCACCTCGGCCCCGCCTGCTGGGAATGCGGCCCGCACCTACAGAATGCCATCCACGCCTTGGAGATCATCATAATGCGCCGCGGCTAAAGCATCACGAACGATGCCCTAACCCATTCGCCATTCGCAAACCCCGAACACAAACAGCTTAAAAATTATGCTATTCACGCAAAAAACCAAAACCATCCCCATCGACCGCTACCAAGTCACCGACAACTACGACCCCAAGGGCGCCTTGTCCTTCACCCGCGAACAAGCCCCGCCGGCGTTCCTCGCCGTGATGACCGAGATCCAAGACCGTATCGCCGACACCTCCCTGCTTGTCAGCACCATGGCGACCGCCAAAGAACCCGGCTGGCTCGCCCACGCCAGCGGACAACTCAACGCCCTGCTCGAGCTGTGGGACACCTTAGAGCAGCGCCGCGCCGAAGCCTCCCGCTTGGAGTAGCATTTGCGCCACGCCCAACCTATACTGGCCACATGATCGCCGTCTTGATCTTCGGCTTGGCCATCTTGGCCCCAGTCGCGGTCTTGTTCCCTTGGCTGACGTGGCAAAACTGGTCGCAGTTTGACCGCTTCGACAAGTTCGCTTGGCCCTGCATGGTGCTTATGATCTTCGCCGCCGGATTCTTCACCGCCCAAAAGCTCCTGCAACTCTTGTAGCGTCCGGTAGGGGCGGCTGGCCTTAGCCGACCGCTGCATACTTTTTGCGCAATAGTTTTTGCGACTAAAGGGCAAGCGGGAATAACAACTCAGCAAAAAGTATGCGCCGGTCAACTCTTCGACAGTTTGGAATAGTTGCCGCAGATCGACCCTAACTCCATCTGCCGCCGCCAAAGTAAACATCCCGCGACATTAACCCGCTTAGTGTAAAGCCATGCTCCCGCTCGCACCCCTTCGGGTATAATCCGGCCGCTTTCCCGGTATTTATCCCCGATCGGGAACCCTGTTACAGAAACAATCCTGTATTTGTAACGAAACCTGTAAGAAAAACACCCCTGTTTTTCTTACAGGTCGCCGCTCGCCAACATTCCGAAATGTCGCCGCTCGATTGTTGCAAACCGTATAACTCCGCGCGCAAGTGCATACACTTCGCAACAAGTAGTGCCTTTCCTATCCACGCCACACCTGCCAAATGTCTCTCGGCGACACAATCAAAGTATCACATAACGAGACTTTCCCGCTCTCTCCCTCAACCCTCATCTCTCAACCCTCAACTTTTTGCTGGACATTTGTCCAGTAGCCGCTATACTGTATAGTATCAAAGTGGAGTCGTGCCCTCATGGCACATCGGTTTGATCGGACTGGCGGACGCACCGCCTGGCACTTCTTGAGGGTTTACTCA